GATGAGTTTCGAAGTATCGGAAGTAGTACACTCACAATCAATGATGTCATATCTCAGTATACGTTATCGGTAGACGCCGAAACAAAAGCTGAAGGGGAAACATTTGAGTTCACGGTTACAGGTACAGCCGGAACAACTCCGCAGGGTGATCACCTACTCGAATACTATGTGACGCACGGTACCACTATCGATTCTGATTTTGTGGGAATCGTCCCGTCAACCGGTTCGCCTGCATCGGTAAATATCTCAGACGACAGTGGTCGATTCAGTCTACGAGCTCGTATCGATGGTGTTAATCCCGAAGCAGACGACACGTTCACTGTATCTATTCGAACACCTCAGAATGTCGTAAAAGATACGTCAAACACATTAACCATCACGGATGTTGCGCCTACCTTTACTTTGACCTCACCTGTAAGTTTGATTGAAGGCGACTCAGACATCTTCGTTGATCTGGTTGTTGATGATACCACAGTGGGTTCAACCGTAAACTGGACAATCGATTCTGATCTTAACGGTCGGTTACCTACCACTTCAGGTTCGTTTACAATCACCAGTACAAACATGGAAAACATTTTCCTTACTCAAACGGTGGGAAACAACACACACGAAGATCTGACCAAGTCTCTAGCGTTGATCAACGTGACAACTGCTGATGGAGAATTCAGTGCAGACGCAGTTACACGTGTAGACAACCAAGCCGCAACTTATGCAATCACAACTACTCCATCGGGTGCAAAGGAAGGTGACACCGTTGACGTTCTTGTCACAACAACCAATGCTCCAGCTGGTACGTATTATTACTTTATTGAAGATATCGATACGGTCAATGCGACTGATTTTGCGTCGACACCACCTTTGTCGGGTACTCGTGCAAGCTTTGCACACGGTGGTGCAACACAGTCAACCACTATCTCAAGTGCGTTTACTTACACCGACAGCAGTGATACGGATGAAGATTATCGTCTCTATTTGTCGGATCAAGGCCCTTCTGGTGGATCTACTCTGACAAGTGAAGTACAGACCATTGGTGATGCGGCGACTGTATATACTTTGACTGCTGGAACTGATCCTGCAAACGAAGGTGACACTGTCACAATGACGTTTACCACAACCGGCGCAGACGGCACGTTCTATTATTTTGTGGGAAATTACTTGACTGGATCAGGTATTACCGCAGACGACTTTGACGCCGGATATGCACCAATCGGTGCACGTCAAGATTTCACAACAACGAGTGGCAGTGCCACATTTGATCTGGTTCTCTCTGAAGATTTGAGTACCGAAGGGCCTGAAACAGTAAACGTCATTGTTTCTAGGACAGCGTCTGGTGGTAGTATTGTAAACGAAACGTTTGTTGTGAATGACACGTCTAATGCACTCGCTCAATATACAGTTGGTGTGACTGGCATTGTTTCTGGATCTGCCGGTATAGTTAAAGAAACGAATGATATTCAGATCACTAAAACTTCAGCGACTGGTGTGTATGATACACCTCTTTACATCGAAATAACAGACATTATTCCGGAAAGACTGACCGCAACTCAATTAGTTCGTAACATTACACCTTCTGAGATTGCAGCTGCCAATGCGGCAGGAACAGGTATAGCCAGTACCATTTCACCGACACTAGCAAGTAGCATATACTACGGTGACTCTACTGGTACAGTCACAATTGGTGTTAATAATTATGTTTCTGCTGGGGGAGCAAACGTAGGATCAACTACATTTACCTTTAAGGACGCAGATCCATTATACACTTTAACAAGTAATGTGGCAAGCGCAGATGAGGGTGATACAGTAACATTTACATTCGACGGAAACAATGTACCGTCTGGAAACTACACACACCACAACGATGCGATCAAAGGCAAATTATTGAATGCTGCGGTTAGTGGTGGTGATACTAGAATATTTTTAAATAATACAACTGGACTTCAAATTGGTATGGAGTCATTCAGTGAACTAACTACGGGTGTGTCCGGATCGATCACCAATGTAGGCACAACATTCGTTGACATGGATACAGCTGTACCATTAGTCGATGTTACCTATGGTTCGACTGGTGATAAAATATATTTTGGTTTCCAAGAAGACCGCGACGACACAACAGAGTTCATCACTTCATTTACAATGACCACCGGATCACCAGAAACCGAAGTCTTTGATGTGACCTTTGACGCAGATGCAGATGCGGGTACAGAGACCATTACATGGGGTGTATATGATGACGATGAGAACCTCTTAGTCTCTCGTTCAGTTGATATATCCGGTACCGATCCTCTGGTAGACGTGCCCGATGGAACGTCTCAGTCCTTCCCATATCAGATAGACACGACGTTGGCTCTTCCAGTCGTTCAAGCTAGCATACAATTCAGACCGGACGGAGACATTTATAAAACTGGTTTTATTTCTCAAGCGTTGGAGGATACCGGAGATGATTGGATTGATGATCCAGCAAACTTATCTTTTGATGGTTCGAATTTTGAAATTCAAGCTACCCTGATAACGGAAACAGGTGTCGGCGTTATTACGGGACAGTTTGGTGTCTGGAATGATTTAGGTTCTAACCAAGCTTGGACAGCTGAAGTTGCAAATGATGATGGTGTTTTTGTAATAGTGATTTTGATTCAAATACGTGAAATCGGAAATGCAAGTAATTCTGATTCATTCTATGTTAAATTGTATGCCGAAGAATTCTTCACCGGTATTGGCGATGGAGGAACAAGATGATTTTATCAAGACAAGATGCTTCGAGGCTAAATACTATATAATATATGATGAATTTGGAGATGTATTGTGAAAGATCAAGTGATAGAAATTATTGACGAAGAATTAACAAATCTTCGATCGAAGATGTCAGAACTCCCCACGGATAACATAGAACCAAATAAAGAACTGTATTTCATTGTGCGTGAAATGACTGCCTTGCAGAACATACGTAAAAGAGTCGAGGACGAAGTTTGAGTGACACCGAAGACAAAAAGAACATTAAGGACGACTACGAGACTTCTCGCGACACCTATCTTGAATTGATAGAGAGTGGGAAACGTGGTTTGGATCTTATGGTCGAAGTAGCTCGTGAATCGGAACACCCTCGTGCATTCGAGGTATTGTCAGGCATGATCAAAAATGTTGCGGACGTTACCGATAAGTTGATGGACTTGAATAAGAAACACAAGGACATCAAAGCAGATCCCAAAGTTGACAAAGAAGTCACCAACAACAATGTGTTCATTGGAAGTACCACCGATCTTCAACGGTTGCTTCACAAGGAAGAAAAAGACGTAACTCCCGATGACTGATCATTATTTGGGTAATCCCAATGTCAAGGGCGATGGGGTTCAACAACAGTGGACAGAACATGATGTTCAAGAATATGCAAAGTGTATGCAAGACCCCGCATACTTTGCACGTCAATATGTCAAGATTATATCACTCGACAAGGGTCTTGTCAACTTCGATCTTTATCCATATCAGGAAAAGATGTTCAATCATTTTAACGACAATCGCTTCTCGATCGTACTCGCCTGTCGACAGAGTGGTAAGAGTATTTCGTCCGTTGTTTATCTGTTATGGTATGCTATATTTCATCCCGAAAAGACTATCGCCGTCCTCGCTAACAAAGGGGCTACTGCCCGTGAAATGCTCGCCAGAGTCACCTTGGCACTTGAAAATTTACCTTTTTTTCTACAACCTGGCTGTCGTGCACTCAACAAGGGTTCTATTGAGTTTAGTAACAATAGTCGCATTATTGCTTCTGCCACCAGTGGTTCTTCTATACGGGGTATGTCTGTTAACCTGCTTTTTCTGGACGAGTTTGCTTTTGTTGAGCGAGCAGCTGAGTTCTATACTTCGACTTATCCCGTTATCTCAGCGGGTAAAGATACGAAAGTTATTATCACTTCCACTGCGAATGGTATTGGAAATTCGTTCCATAAAATCTGGGAGGGAGCAGTACAGAAAGTCAACGAATATAAAGCGTTTGAAGTAAACTGGTGGGACGTTCCGGGCCGTGATGAGGAATGGCAGAAACAGACAATCGCGAACACGAGTCAATTGCAATTCGATCAAGAATTTGGTAACACTTTTTTTGGGACAGGCGATACCCTTATCAACGCTGAGACACTACTTAATTTCAGATCTAAACAGCCAATAAAAATATTAGAGAATGGATCTTTAAAGGTCTACGAAGAGACCGTCGAATCCCACGAATATATCATGACTGTCGATGTTGCAAAAGGTCGAGGACAGGATTATAGTACCTTTTCGGTAATCGATATAACCACTCGGCCATTTAGGCAGGTGGCTGTGTATCGCAATAATATTATCTCTCCAATACTCTTCCCAGATATTATATATAAATTTGCAAAACCCTACAACAACGCATATGTCATCATCGAAGCAAATGATGTTGGACAGGTGGTGTGCAATGGTTTGTATCATGATTTAGAGTATGAAAACATTCACCTTGAGTCGGCAATCAAGAGAAATGCGATCGGGGTTGAGATGAACCGAAAGGTGAAACGCCTTGGGTGTTCGGGTGTCAAGGATCTACTTGAAGAAAGAAAGTTAGAAGTATTTGACGAAGACACCATTATGGAGATATCTACCTTTGTTGCAAAGGGCCAGTCTTACGAAGCTAGTGATGGAAACCACGATGACATCATGATGAATCTGGTGATGTTCGGTTACTTTGTGACAACAAACCGATTCATGGAACTCACAGACATCAATATGAAACAGATGATGTTTAATCAACAGCTCGCAGAAATCGAACGAGATATGGTTCCCTTTGGATTCATTGACGATGGTCAAGATGCAATACAAGAGATAGAAGATAGAGAGTACATGAAATCCCATGATTGGTTGATCCCCTTTGAAGGTGAAAATTCCGGATATTATAAATAATAGGAATTGAGAACTTTCCGTATTATGTTTTCTTATAATTAACTTCAATAACAAGGGATACGATTATGGCATTTCTAACGTCTGAGTCTCCTAATGTAACAATTAAGGAAATTGATCTGTCAGGTGTTGTGCCTGCCGTCACTTCCTCTACTGGTGCATTTGTGGGAGATTTTAGTTGGGGCCCGATCAATGAACCAATTCTAGTAGGTAACGAAGTAGAATTAGTCAACACGTTCGGTTCTCCACAATTTTCAGAAGACAGTGCTTCAGAGAATTTCCTTTCTGCCGCTCATTTCTTAAAGTATTCAGGTAACCTGTTTGTGGTACGTGGCGCGGGTGCATCTGCGCTCAACGCTTCGGACGCCGGTGACTCTGGAGAACAAATTAAGAATCGCGACGATTGGGATACAGTAAACACTGGTCTTACAAGTAATTTTTACGCAAAATATGCGGGTGAAGCTGGTAACTCACTCAAGGTTTCAATCTGTGGTGCTGCTGATTCTTCAGCGATACTGTTTGATGGTTGGGACTTTGCGTCTAGTTTTGATGCAGCTCCAGGCACTTCAGAGTATGTACGCACACGTTCAGCAGATAGTGCAATTGCTCGTGACGAAGTACACGTTGCGATCGTCGACGAAGACGGTGTTTTCACCGGTGTTCGTGGTACCGTTTTGGAAACATTCCCGAACGTTTCACTCGCAACAGATGCAAAGTCACCAGACGGTTCAACAAACTTCATTAAGGATGTTTTGAACGACCGTTCTGCTTATGTCTGGGCAGCAAACGTACCAGCGGAACTAAACGATAGTGCACAAACCGCAGTTGATTTCACGGAGAGAACAGCTTCTGGTATATCTGACATTTCTTTAGCGGAAGGCGCGGATGCGGGTTCACTTTCTTTGAGTGACTATCAAACTGGTTGGCAAGAGTTCGAAGACGAAACTACAATTCAGGTAGATCTCATGATCATGCCTGGCTTGAGTGACACAACCTCTCAAAAGACTCTGGTTAACGATCTCACCGGATATGCTGCATCACGTAAAGATTGCGTAGTCGTATGTTCACCGCCTCGACAACTTGTTGTTGGAGTTAATAATCCTGTTACAGTAAACTCAAACGTTGCTAGCGATTGGGCGAAAGACGCAGGAGTATCAGCATCTTCATACCTAGTTATGGACAATAACTACCTGAAGGTGTATAATAAGTATAAAGACCGTTATGAGTTCATTCCTGCTTCGGCGGGTACGGCAGGAACAATGGCTGCAACCGATGACATCGCAGCTCCATGGTTCTCTCCTGCTGGTGGACGACGTGGTGGATATCGTGGAGTGACTTCACTTGCGTATAACCCCACCAAGTCACAACGGGACACATTGTACAAAGCGGGTGTAAACCCCGTAGTAAACTTGCCAGGCCAAGGTATTCTCCTATATGGAGATAAGACATTCCTTAATAAGCCTTCTGCATTCAACCGAATCAACGTACGTCGTTTGTTCTTGGTGATGGAGAGAGCTATCAAGGGTGCGGCACAGAACGTATTGTTTGAGTTCAACGATGAATTCACTCGTGCGGAATTTGTGAACATTGTCGAACCTTTCCTACGCGAGATTAAAGGACGAAGGGGTATCAGTGACTTCCGTGTTGTCTGTGATGAGACAAACAATACGCCTGATATCGTTGACAATAACCAATTCATTGCGTCAGTCTTTGTCAAGCCTGCACGTTCTATCAACTACGTAACATTGAACTTCGTAGCGGTCAGAACTGGTGTAGACTTCGATGAAGTTGTCGGCGTAATATAAGGAGATAGACAATGGCAATTTTAGGCGTTGACGATTTTAAGTCAAAGTTACGAGGTGGGGGCGCACGTCCAAACCTCTTTCAATGCACATTGAACTTTCCTGTATATGCTGGTGGTGATGCTGAATTGACTTCATTCCTTGTCAAGACAGCACAGCTTCCTCAGTCAACAGTTGCACCCATGCCCGTGAACTTTCGTGGTCGTGAAGTGAAGATGGCGGGTGAGCGTACATTCGATGATTGGACTGTTCAGGTTCTCAATGACACAGATTTCGCAATCCGTGATTCAATTGAGCGTTGGATGAATGGTATCAATGGTCACGCAGCAAACACAGGTTTGACCAACCCAGTAGACTATCAAGCAGACTTGATTGTAGAACAATTGGATCGTGATGGTTCAATTATCAAGCGTTACGACTTCCGTGGCGCATTCCCCACTGTGTGTGGGCCAATCGAGCTCTCGTATGATACGGTAGGAGAAGTCGAAGTATTCGATGTGACTTTCTCATACCAGTATTGGGAATCGAATACGACTTCATAAGAAGTCTCTAAATAATAGGGTGTCCACGGGCACCCTTACTCTTTTTAGTCGGAAAACGATATGGCAGATGATCAGAACAATAGTATTTTAAAATTATTTGGCTTTGAGTTGCGTAGAAACAAAGCGGGTACCACTACTTCTACTGGAAAACAGAAGTTAGAATCACCGGTTGTTCCTACCGATCCGGACGGTGCTGGTTACACAACCAGTGGCGCTGGTTACTATGGTCAATATATTAACATTGAAGGTGATCAAGCAAAGGACAATCACCAACTAATCATGCGATATCGTGGTGTTGCAATGCACCCCGAAGTAGATATGGCAATCGATGAGATTGTCAATGAATCCGTTGTGGTTTCAGAAAACCAAACGTCCGTAGAACTAGCACTCGATGAAATCGAAGCGCCCGACAAGATCAAGGATGCGATTCGATTGGAGTTTGAAAAAGTCGTTGCTATGTTAAAGTTCAACGAGATTGGTCACGACATATTCCGTTCATGGTATGTCGATGGACGGGTAGTCCACCACTTGTTGGTAAACGAGTCGAACCTAAAGGCGGGTATTCAAGAAATTCGTCACATTGATTCGTCTCGTATTCGCAAGACAAAAGAAGTCAAGTATAAGAAAGATCAGAAGACAGACGTAAAAATAGTAGACGAAATCAAAGAATACTACGTCTATGAAGAGAAGCCTGGTCAAAGTCAGACTGCGGTCAAGATGTCAACCGATGCAGTCAGCTATGTCACGTCTGGTGTACTCGATGAAACCAAAAAGAAAATTCTCTCTCATTTGCACAAGGCATTAAAACCAATCAACCAGTTGCGTATGATGGAAGACTCATTGGTCATCTATCGTCTTGCACGTGCACCAGAACGTCGTATCTTTTATATCGACGTAGGTAACATGCCTACCGCAAAAGCAAATGAGTATATGAAAGAAATCATGACCAAGTATCGCAACAAGCTGGTCTATGATGCGAACACCGGTCAGTTGAAAGACGACCGTAAGCACATGTCCATGCTTGAAGATTTTTGGTTGCCCCGTAAAGAAGGTGGCCGTGGTACAGAGATCTCAACACTGCCAGGCGGCGATAATCTGGGACAGATCGACGACATTATTTATTTTCAAAAGAGATTGTATCGGTCACTCAATGTCCCAGTGAATCGTTTGGAACAAGAAGCTCAGTTCTCACTTGGTCGTTCTACAGAGATATCACGAGACGAAGTAAAGTTCCAGAAGTTTGTCGATAGACTCCGTCGTCGTTTCTCATGGGTATTCCTTGGTATTCTCAAGAAGCAGTTGGTTCTTAAACAGATCATCACGGAACAAGATTGGGAAGAGTGGAAAGACGATATCTACGTTGATTTTGTAAAGGACAACCACTTTACAGAACTCAAGGAGATGGAGATCTATCGTGAACGTGCGGGTCTCATGAACGAAATGACACCGTTTGTTGGTGAGTATCTCTCCAAAGAATGGCTCATGCGTAATGTTTTACGATTGAGTGACGATGACATGGAGCAAATGCGTAAAGAAATCGACGGTGAAATTAAGTCGGGTGAGGTTCCTGATCCACAAGAAGAACCCGAAGAGGAAGAACCAAAAGAACAGAAACCAATGCCGGTGAAGGTTGTCCCCGACGACGAACCCAAAGAAAAGAAAGAACGTTATATACCTACAGCTGAAGATGAACTACTCGAAGAAATGACAAGGTATATGGCAAAAGTAAATGAACAAGATTGATACTATCTCAACTGCTTTTTCTCTAGCGTATACACGAGAGGAACTCGAAAAGCAGAAACAAATTATTGAATCGCGTCTGGACGAAATGTCGGTTCTCGAAGGCCCGCAAGGCCCAAGAGGGCCTCAGGGTGCGCGGGGAGAACAGGGCCCCAAGGGTGACAGAGGAGTAAAAGGTGACAAAGGCGAGAAGGGTGACACGGGCGCCCAAGGCGAACAAGGGATACAGGGCGAGTCTGGCGACACCGGCCCGCAGGGTGAGAGAGGTGAAACAGGCCCTCAAGGATTACAAGGTCTCCAAGGAGTAAAGGGTGAAAAAGGCGATAGGGGTGATCAAGGCGAAACTGGCCCAGTGGGTGCACGAGGCGAGAAAGGCGATCAAGGCATACAAGGCCCTATTGGCCCTACCGGCGGGGTGGGTGCCCAAGGCCCCAAGGGTGACAAGGGAGATGCAGGACGTGATGGAGGTCGCGGAGAACGTGGTGAACGTGGAGAAAGGGGAGAAGTAGGTTCTCAGGGGCCAAGGGGAGAACGTGGAGAGAAAGGCGAACAAGGCGAAGCTGGCAAGGATGCTCCGGACTACGAACCAAGATTCGAAGAATTACTCAAAGAGTTCAATAAAAAGGTATCCGATCAACAGACAACGGTTAATAAGAACGTCGACCGACAGTTAAACAATTTACAGAAGTCATTGAGTAGTCTTGGTGGCGGTGGTTCATATAAGTTAGTAGATAATGCCGATGTCGATAAGGCAGCTCTCAGGGGCGTGGTAGACAACGCAGTATTGATTTATGACCCCACAAAAAAGAAGTTTGTTGCAGAAGATTTCATTAGTATCATCAACAGATTAAAGGCAGAACTAGAAGTGCAATACAATAAACTGATTGATTATGTCGACGCAGACAAATATTATTACATCGGTGAAGCTCTGCCCGGCACCGGCGAGTCAGACGCAAAGTGGAGAATCAAACGCATCGAAGAGGTGGGTGATGATTATAACATATTATGGGCAGAAGGCAATGCTGATTTTGATAAAATTTGGGATGACCGAGCTACCTTCACATATTCCTAAGTATAAATAATAACGGTATACCAACCACAACAATAATTCTACTTCTTAGCTAGGAGAAAATTCATGGCGCTTATTACAGATCCAGATAATTTGCGTGACGCTACGGTAGCTGGAGACAGTGCTCAGAATATTCTGATTGATACCGCGAACCGCACAATTAAAGTTCGAAATAATGCAGCTTCTGCCAACCCTAATAAGGGCCCAGAGCTTTCGAACGATGGTGTAACACACCAAGCATTATATTCATTCTTAAAAGAAGAATGGAAGAATGATCCCAATACAAAAGACCTTATCGCATATCCTTTCCCATTGATCGCGATTACACCAGAACAGTTCGAATGGCGTTTTGGTTGGTCACCAGCGGATGATTCATCACGTTCACTGTTACGTACAGGTGGATGGAGAGAATTTGATGTAGACAACTCTACACTCAAGCGTGAATACATCGGTACAATTTCATTGGGTAACATTCAGGGTACACCCACAGAAGGTGACGCTGGATCAATTAACCAACACAAAGTTTACTACGCATTCTTTGATTCAGCTGATGGTACTTCTAATGCTGGCCCATTCGACTATGACTATGCGGGTGAGGTAAACCAAGCAGTTCAAACTTATGACTCTACTGCGTTTGACCGTCGTGGTGACATCCTACGTCTGTTCATTCGTTCAGCACCTTATTCTGGTGTTCAGAGTGGTACCGCTTGGACATTCGACCAAACTGATACAGTAGATATTGGTTTGAGTGCAGGTACAACTCTCCCATACAACACTCAGCGTTTCCCACTTGCGGAAGGTGAAGATCTGAACATTCTTGATCGTGATGGTGTTGATTTGACGGATACTATTATTAGCACTAACTCTCAGGTAGCTGAGAAGTATTCGCAACAGGGTGATGGCCCTACAATCGAATATCTTGCAGCTGATGTTGCAGATACAACGCTGGGTTACACTCAGGATCTTTTGAATGGCCCATTCAACTTTGGTATTCTTATCGATGCGACTTCACCAACAGTAACAAACCTCACCAACCAAGAATTGTATTCTTGGGTACAGTATAGTTTACGTCAAGATTCGGATATCGAATTTGCAGCGGGTACTGTCAAGAATGGTAAGTTACAAGACGAACTTCTCGCATTCGTTGGCCCTACTCTGACAACTAAGCTTGCGACAAACTTGGATCAGAGTGGTACGAAGACGGGTACTGCAATTACCAGTATTAACCCTGCTGACATCAACAATACTCAGTTGCGTGATACTGTAAACAATGCGCTTCAGTCATTCCCATTCTCTGCGACAGTGACTATCTCGTTCTCTAACGATATCCTTACTGACTCAGACCAAGCGAAAGCATTCGTATACTACGATTACACTCGTTCATACACTGGTACTTCAATTCAGATCTTGGATGCGGGTACTGCTGCAGGTGATGCAACTAAAGATTCTTGTAACATCATTTTGACTGGTTTCTCGACGCCACTATCACCGACTAACACAGAAGGTCTGGTAACAATCAGCGCCGACGAAGCTGATGCATACTTCAAGTTGACTGGATTTAGCAACGCGGACAATAACGTGATTCTTGGTGTAACAGAACGATTCAGTGACACAACATTTGCTGCAAGAACACTAGATGACACACCAACTCTGGTTGATTCGACAGCAACTGGTGCTACTCTACGTACTCACCCAATTAACTCACCATCTGCTTTGTTGGTGGATTCTGCGGGTACTCCGGTAGAAAACTCGGGTGGTGTTGTATCATTACTCGCAACTGGTGGAGTATATGCTGGTTCTGAACGCGCATTGAATGCATCTGACGAACTTGTGTTCTCATACGCATACGATGGTAACACACAGAAAGACCGTGTATCTGGTGCAGACGTTGCGATTAACGTCCGTGCAATTGGTCTTGAATCTGGTCAGTGGGTACAACAGACGGCAACGATTGCGGAGGTGAACAACAACCCCGTATCGGTGATTTCTGCTGTAGAACGAAACTACAATAATCCTGCATAAATAGTCAGTGAATAGGGGGGGATTCTCCCCCCCTTTTTTTTGGAGATGATGAATGGAATTAACACTTCAACAAGCTGCCGATGTAATCGGTAAAACACCAGACGAAATTCTTTTCGTTGTTCAAGACGGCCGTCTTAACTGTAAGGTTCTTTCTGATCCTGAGATTCAATATAACGAAGATGGGACTGTCACCTTTGTGGGTGAGAGAGCTGATCCCGAATATCGTTTCGATTTTAATGATGTCATCACACTTAAAAAAGAACTAGACGAAGGTCTGGACGGTGAACTCAGAGAAATATTAGAGGAATAAGATGGCCAAAGAACGAACAAGAATCACTGTCGATGGGTTAGTCATTGAAGTTTTAAAAAATGGTGAGAAAACTTACCATGAATATAATTCTGAAATAGAAGCATTAAACTCAGCCAAAACTTTAATTGAAACCGAAATCACAGAGAGAACTGAGTAATGGCAATTACGTTTGGTACCGGAGGCGGTGTCAAGGAAATGGTTCAATGGTACGACGCCGACACTACTACTGGTTGGGGTGGTGCCAACGACGGACTAGAAGGGTTCGGTTCAAACATCGAGGGAACCGACTGTATTATTGCGGCACTACGTAAAAACGAAAACGTTTCGATTACGTATAGTGGCACATTAACAAGTGTTCCATCCGGTTCTCAGCTTATTTTCAATTTCTTTACGACGATTGCCTCGGTATTAACTTCACTTGATGTTGACGTAAACGATGGTGCAACAGGAACAGCAAATTTCGATTTTTTGGCAGAATTTACTGGATCAGAAAAGATCACATTACAAACATTTATTCCTATTGCTTTGGATTTAAGTGCTGGAACATTAAACGTCCCCACAAATAATTTATCCGATGTATCTTATAATATTAATGTTCAAAACGTAAACATTAAAGCAGTTGATAATAACTTCTGGGATGCGGCTTATGTTGGTGATGGAATAACTCTAATTGGAACCACAGTAAGTGATAATCTGTTTTTAGAGGGACATGATAACGACATCACCGGCGACATTCACAATGGTGTTTTACAAGCCTATGAAGATGTTGTTTTTGCACAACATAACATTGACATCAATACTACTACAGGAAACAGTGACAAAGAAAGTCTCACCTTTATCGAAACATTAAACGGAACAAATAGTTACACATTAGATGGAACAGGTACAGCAGTTTTTACAGGTACCAACATTCAAAGTACAGGCACGGTTACTCTTGTGGTTGACATGTCAAACATGACTTCGTTTAGTATGACTTCTGGATCTATCAATAACGCCACAACGGTTACCTTTACAAGTGGTCAAACTATTATTAGAGCTGTCTTTAATGATGTAACTACTTTAAACACTGGAACTTCGACGTTTAATGACAACACATTGAACACCGTTACCACTGCAAACATAGCATCAAATTCTTCGGGACTTCGATTGAATTCGGTCACTACACCAAACGTAACCGGAAACCTTTCCGACTGTATTATCAATTCTTCAGGAAGAGTTAGTGTTACAGGTGGAAACACGTTAACAGATTGTTCATTCACCGACACCTCCGCAACAACATCGGCAGTATTAGCAAGCACAACCACGATAGGAAACATTACGGGTTGTACTTTTACTCGGAGCTCTGGAACAACCAATGCAATTGACATTGGCGATGTTGGCACAACAACTTCCATAGATTTTACTGGAAACACATTGTCAGGTTATGGGACACAAACAGCAGGAAATGGCATTTCTAGTACCGCAGGTGGTGCAATTGCAGTAAACTTCACATCTAATGTCACGTTAACAATTAATGTGGTTAGTGGTTCGACTATTCCTACGGTTGAAATAAGTGGTACTGGTACAGTTAACATTGTAGCGTCAATTACAACTACTATTTCAGGTCTTTTAGGTAACTCAGAGATACGAGTATTAGATAATCCATCACCATACTCTGCAACTACATTACCATCACCAAGTATCACTACTCTTGCATCGACAGAAACGGTGAGTGCGAATACCTTTACGGGTGATAATACAAACTATTTTCAGATTAATACTGGAGGTGCATTTGTAACCATTGATGCAGTTGGTAGTGCCGCATTCACAGATGCGGGTGTCTTGAGAGACGGAAACGTTACGGCCGTCACGAACGGGACTGCATTATCGGATGGAGATAAAATAAGAGTAGTAGTACGAGATGACGCAGACAATCCTACATTACAGTTGTTTGACGAATTTGAAGTTGACGCTGATCCTACAACACCTACTGGATCTTCAATAATTACCAAGACGGCTTCTTCTGGATTTACTTCTGCGTTTGGGTCTGCAATTACTGGATCAAACTCTAAGACTGTAACAGTAGA